CACCATTAGCAATATTAACACCAGCATAAGGTAAGTATTCAACCATACTCCAATGTAGTAGCATTGGTTTAATATAATCATTTAACAAAGCTAAGTAAGGATTTGCTAGTGTACCAGCAACTATTTCATTTTGTATTTTAACATATAAATCAGTACCTAAATAATTTTGTATATGTATATCTTGCGCTTGGTTTAAAAATGGTAATAGCTTATCATTATCAATATTACCATTAGCAGCAGTAAATACTGAAATATCGTGTCTTGTTACAAATAGTGCTTTACTCATTTCTTATTTTATTTATAAGGTGACCTAAACTTATTAGTGCTTTGTTTTGAGTCAAGTAATTTTTTTCTTTCTAATAAATCTGAAAACCCATCTACAGAAGATGCTTTAACACCTAATTCTTTAGCCATTGTTTCAACTCTATCAATTACATTTTCTATTAATCTTGCTCTTGATGCAGCATCTTTTAATAAGGAAGTATTGTTATCATATGAAGATTCATATTCTTTAACTTGTTTTCTCATTTTTTTTTCAGAAGCTTCAAGTTTTTTTATTAAACCATTAGACCCTGATAATTCTTTTTTAATATCTCCTGATATAGATAACTCTATTCTTTCACTTGCTAATTCTACTTTTGTAGATTCACTTAGTTTTTCAAATACTCTTCTTTGTGTTCTCATTTTAATTTTATTTTTTAATTTAAACAAACGACATTTTTTTTGCTTTTAATAGCTCTCTACTTGCTGAATCAATTTCTTTAAAAGCTTCTGAAATAGCTTTTTTTGATGCTTTTAATTTTCCACTAACTTCAACACCTAAATCTTTAGAAGCTTGTTCTATTTCTTGATACCTTGCGTTTGCTTTTAAATATGATTTACCTGCTGCATCATACTTATTTAACATTTCTTGTATCGCTGATTCAATTTTAAACTGTTCATTATAAGCACTTGTAACTAATTTATTTGCTTTTGTAAATTCAGCTTCAAAATCATCTACCAAAGCCAACTCTATCTTCTGAGATTTTAGCTCTACTTTATCTTCTTTACTTAATGTTTCAAATATTCTTTCTATTGTTGTTTTCATTACTTACTTTTTATAATTTGGATGATGTCCGTTATTCGGCATATTTACAGGAGCTTTCTTTGCTTGTTTGTGTCCTCTTGGTTTTGCTTCATAACTCTTTGGTATTTCTTTAACCACATCATAATCTTTTAAATCTTTACTACCTTTTTTACCATCTAAAGCAGCATCAACTTTCATTCTGTACAATACTTGTTGCCATTTGTGTCTACAATAAACACCACCTTTGAATTTAAATAAATCGTACTTTTGGTCTTTGTGCATTGGTAACTCAGCAGCTGTAAAATTCATTTGCCTAGATGCTTTGTCAATATCTTCTAATCTATACACAACACCTCTTTTACTTCTTGCCATCATTTCTTTGCAAAACTTTCTACTCTTACCACCTTTGCCTTTTGCACTTGCTGTATTGTATTTGTATCTAACCTTATAATAACTTTTATCTAAATTAGATTCTTTGTTGGGTGCATTTTTAATTGGTGTATCACTTTTAACTGCTTCTGCTAATTCAATCATATTATTAGCCCAATCTTCAACACTCATATTATCATCACTAACATCTCTAATATCAACAATTTCAAATTCTTCACTATTGATTATTTCGCCACCTAACGTATCTAATGCTTCATTTAGTAGTAAATCACTATCTTCATCTGAAATGCTCTTAGAAGCCATTATTTCAAGCTCTGTGCTAAAATCATCATCTTCTTTTATTCCAGTTTGTTCTTCAATAGCTTCTTCACCTTCAACATTTTCTAAATCCATAAACTCAAGTGGTTCAATAGTTTTAAAGTAAAGATTTAAACTAATATCATTAACCGCTAAAATTGCATCTAAGCTATCAATTAAAAGGTTTTGGTATGGTTGTATTACTACGTTATTAAAAAGTCGTGAAGCGTTCTCTATTTCATCAGCATTAGAAGAAAAACCATTTGCTGAAGATAACCCTAATAATAATGGTGATGTAACTCTATGTGTTAGCATAATTTTTCTTGAACATTCTGTACTTAAATATTCATAGTGTGCAGGTGCATCTGTCAATGGTATATCCTCAACAGTTGTTTTAGATTCTGCATTATTATTAAATGCAACAATCACTTTTTCTCCGTAACTTCCAGTAAGTTTTTGCATTACATCATTCTTAATAGCAAGTTGCTTTTCTCTATCTGGTACACCATTGTTAAAATTCACAACTTTTGTACCTGAAAAACCATTTTGCGTATCATTAATTAAGAAACAAGCAATTTCATCTTCTAATGTAGCATACGCTGTATTATAATCTGCTGGTGAATAGTAGTAATATCCAGTAACATATCTTTTAATAATATAAATTTCGTTTTGTGCGCCACTACCAAAAACAGGAAACTTTTTTAATTTTGTATTTCTACTAACTTTTGTCCAATCTGGAGAATAATAATAATTCTTAATTTCTCCTTTGTCATTCATTTTTTCAGCTCTTAACGTTTCTCTTGGAAAATGTGTTATTGCTGATATTTTATTTCCGTTATAAGTAATCTGGAAACTTGCTTCACCTAATAATTTTAAATCTTGGCAAACATTTCTTAAATCGTGTGGTTTTACTAAACCCCTCATTTGTGCATACTGTTCTGGTTTTTTATTAGAATCAGTAGCATCTAATCCTTTTCCGTATATTTGATTAACAATACCATTAATTACAGCATTGTTTGTTGTACTATCCATATAGGCATCAATAAGACCTTGATAATAGTCGTTATTTTCACCTATTGAAACATAGTTTTTATTACGTTCTTCTGTAATAGTAGGTCTTTCGTATTGATTAAGTTGTATTAAGTGCAAGTTATCCATAATATACAAAGTTGTTATCTCCTGTACTTTGCTCTATATAAACACCATTTGAGATTTGGTAATCTGATAGAGTTTGGTTAGTACAGTACATTTTATCTTTAAAAATTATTGTGTTATCCGTAGTGTTTGTGATTGTAATAGTATAATAGTTGTTTTCTTTTAATATTGTAGGAGCACCAACTTCTTCAACAAGAACATATTGGTAATAATAATCCAATTCAGTAATACTCATATTGCTATCTGTAAAAATAATTTTATTTTGTGCCTCAGATTTAATATCAATTTTATATGTTTTAACCATATTAGGATAGGGTATTATTGCCTCTCTTGGTATAAAGTTAATGTTTTTTGCTCCAACTACTGGGTGTATCTGCATATTTTAAAATAAAAAAGGGGAGGTTAATCACTCCCTCCCCTCCAATCAAACATATATTATGAATCACACAATTATTTAATCGCGTATTTTTTAACTATTAGTTCCTACAGTTACAGTAACAGTAGCAGAACTCATACCAGCAAAAGGGTCAGCAGCAGTACCGCCACTAATAAAATTGGCTGGTTGTAATTCTGAACCAGTTAATGTTAATGAGTAACCTGATAAATCACCAAAAGCAGTTCCCGTAGCTATACTTCCGCCCGTAACTTCTAGGCCGTGTTCTAAACCACATAAGAAGAAATTTCCATTTCTGTCTTCTACACAAACGTGTGGTCTTCCGTAAGCCATAAGTTTTATTTCTTTATTATCTTCTTTAGATAATTTTGGTAATGTTAAAGTTAATGTTTCTTCAAAGAATGTTGTACCATTCTCAGTTGAGGATGTAATAGCAGTTTCCAAACTATTTGTTCCTTTTAAATCATATTGAAAAGCAGTAAATGTACCAGATAAATCTGTAATCTCATCATCGGTTTTTGTTACAGTTCCTAAATCGCCATAATCAACGAACCAAGCTCTAACAATACCACCGATTACATCTTTACAAGGAACTTTTCGCCCTTTTGTTAAATCGCAAGCCATATTGTTTTTTTAAATTAAGGGAGCATTTCAACTCCCTTGTTATTATTTAATTCTTATACGTGGTAAAGAACGATGTCTGAACCAATTCCGTATTGAACACCAGCAGTATATCTCATAACAACTCTAACGTTTTGAGAACCATCAATATCAGCCATATCAATTAACTTAACTTCGTTCATATCTGATAATAAACCAGTTCCAAAGAATAAGTTAGATTTTTGAGCAGCCATTGCAGTATTGTCATTAAGACCATTAGCAACGAATAATTTAACACCATCAAAAGAAAGTGCGCCATCTCCGTACCACATATGAGATTGTGCATTAACACCACTATTAGTAGCAGCAAATCCACCTAAAGCTCTTACATAAGCTCTTGCAATGTTTTGTGAAATGTAAATGTGTACATCTTCTTTACCATAAAGTGAAGATGGTATTGCATCAACAATTTTTCCTAATTCACCTACAACATTCGCTGCATCAACAGTAGCACCAGCTACATCAAGAACATCTGTATCAGCAAGTGCTAAAGTAGCTAATCCATCAAATTCTCCAGCAGTTGCGTTTGTACCTTCCCAGATATTTTTTTCTGTTTTTTCTGCAACTAATCCAGCAACGTGTCCGATAATGTAATCAGAAAATTGTGGTGGCATATTGTCAAATGCAGAATATCCCATTTGTACCGCTTCCCAATCAGATGCAAAATCTTTTTTACAAAATTCAAGATTTACTTGGAATTCTTCTGGTTGTAGGATTCTTTCAGTTATTGTTACTGCATCATCAGTTTTGGTAAAATCACAACTTGCATTTGCTATTATAGCACCAGTTGCAACTTTTTTCATTACTGATTTATACTTAATGTTCGGCTTCACTTCTATTCCGCCTTTATCTATTGTGTTAGCTGATAATAGAGCTGCACTTAGGTATTTCCCAGCGAACTCACCAGCGTATGTAGTTGTTAAACTATTTAAACTATTAGCCATTTTATTTTATATTAATTATTGTTAAAAATTTTATCAAAAACCCTGTCTTTAGTTGTTTTAATTCTGTTTTCAGATATTTTAAAGTTTACTTTATTATCAGCTTCAGCTTCAGGATTATGTTTTACAGGAGATGGAGCAACAGCAGATAGTTCTTCTTTTGTATCTTCTATTACTTCTTCCTTCATTTCTTCTTTGTTACCCATTTTGTCCTCTATCATCGCTTTAATTTCTTCTACAGCAGATGTAAATTCTTCTTTAGTAACATATTTCATTTCTTCTTTTTCTTCTTCTTCTAATTCAGTTTCTTCAACTTCTTTAGAATCATCAGATAATTCTTCTTCAACTACTTCTTCTTCAGTAGCATCTTTAATACTGTCAATTAAACCTTCTTCAGTAATAACTAAAATTTTGCCATCTTCTAATTTATATTCACCAATAGGTAAAGCAACTTGCTCATCATCGGTTTTTATAAATATAGATTTTCCAGCTTCAAAAGATTCTGCAACAAGTACAGTACCATTTTCTAATTTCATTTCAGCCATTTCTATTTTATTTTCAGAAAGATTAACTTTTTCACCAACAATATTTTTTATCTTGTTTAGTATTTCGTTTGCTTTCATAATTTGAGTATATATACTATAAACGATTTAAAACCTTTACTGTTATATTTTTTTGCAACTTTTTTTTATACTTTACCAATTCCTTGTGCTTGTAAACTTCCATCACAACATTTATTACTGTATTTTTTACCATCTGCACATAAGCAACCACGCTTTGTATTTTTAGGTGATGTATTACTTGGTGTTTTAAATCTTTTACTTTTCATATTTTTTATTTTATTGGTACACAATTAGGAACTTTCTTACCATTCTTAATTTTAAATCCTATCATTTCATAACCAGCATAGCAAGGTTTTTTCATTTCGTGCTTTTCACAAGGCATATACCATTCTTGACCTTCAAATTCGTGTATATGGAAACCTTCGCATCCAATATTTTCTGCCATTTCTTCAGCTTTCTCTTGTGTGCTATAAGCTAACCTATCATCAATAATAGCAAATGATTTATCTACTACCATAGATGATAAATTAATTTCACCTAGCTTTTTAAGTTTACTTTCACTCCAACGCAAACCAGCTTTACCACCCCATAATAAATAAGAGATAGTTCCACACGCTTCTTTGTTGCCTTCATCATAATACTCTTGCGCCCTTGACAAGTAACTGTACATTCTTTTTAAAGTTTCTACACTTATATTTTCTTTTTGTGCTAATTGTTGTGCGCGTATTTTACCAACTTGTGTTGCACATTTATTATTTACTTTTTCATTTAGTTCAATACCTCTTTTTGCATTATTACTAACCGCATCTGGATAATCGTTAAATGTTTCTAATTCTGTTCTTTTACCCGATTTTGTTCTTTTATCTTTTTTAATTAATGCTTTAATATTATTTAGCATATATTCAGCTTCAGCTTCTTCAATAGCTTCTAACTCTTTACTCCATTGAGATTGCAAACTTGGGTCTTTAACTTGTGCTTTATCTGCAAAATATCCTTCAATAGAAAATCCTTTTACTTTTCCAGTTTTAACATAATCATTCCAAACATCTTCGTTTTCTACTTTCATTGAAATCATCCAAGTACCTTTAGGAACTTCTAAACCATACTTATTAGATTTATCCATTTTTGTATCTTCCACTATCCAAGATTCAACAACAGTTAAATTGTTAATTTCCATTTCGTGTTCTAAAGTTGCGTTGTTCTGCATACTGTTTTGAAAAAATAATTCACTTGCCCTTCTAACTGTTTTTTCAGAAAAGTAAACATAAAAAGTATTTTCTCCATTCTTTCTAAATATTGGCTTATTAGGTATTAAAGCAGCTCCCATTAACAAACGCTTTTCATCATCTATTTTAGCTAATTTTATTTCTTGTTCTGATAGTGTCAAAAAATCGCTTTCAATTGCGCCAGATTCCACTATTGAAATTGCTTCGATTCCAGTTAAACCTTCGCTATCTTCATCTAATATTAATTCTATTATTTCCATTGTTTTTATTTTAAAATGTTGCTTGATTAATTGTATTATTTTGTAATTGTTGTGCATTAGTAACTGCTCCAGCTACTACAAATGCTTGTATTGGTGGTTGTGAACCTAATGCTCCAGCCACTTGATTAAATCCACTTTGCCCTACTACGTTAAAACTTGGTGCTTGGCTTGGTGATGATGGAGCTGTTGAAGGAGATGTACCTCCTGTTGGCGAACCTCCAGCTTTTAAAGTTGATAAACCTTTTGCAGTTGCAGCAACAGATGCTGCAATACTAATTCCAGCACTTATTTTATTTGCGGTTATTTCTGCTGCACTCAAAGCTAATCCTCCAGGTATTGCAGCGTATTTTGCGATTGCTGCTGCATTTGCTGCTTGTGTATTTATTATGGTTTTAGCTACTCCAACTGCATTTTCTGCTATTAAAGCTGCTGCTTGTATTTTTTTATTATCTCCAGCTAAATCTTTAACTAAACTAAGTCCAGATTCAATATTAGCAAATTGAGCATCTTGTATTGCTTTTTCTGCATCTGCTACTGTTTGAGCATCATCAATTTTTTTTTGATTAAGAATTTCTGTTTCTGCATCAGCTTCTGTTTTTATTCTTAATTTTTCAGCTTCAATTTCCGCAAGTCGTGTTACTTCTTGTTGGTCTGCTTGTTGTTTAAATTCATTTAATGCTATTTCTGCATCTATCTTAGCTTGTGTTCCAGCATTAGCATCACTAACAATTCCTTGCAATCTTGTTGTTTGCATTTCACGTTCTTCTGCATCTATTTCTTTTTGTTTTTCTAATCTTTGTAAATTATCTTGTATTTGCTCTGCATTAAATCTTTTTTGTTCAATGGATAAATTAGCTTCTGATTCAAGTTTAGATTTGGTCATTTCCATCTCCTCTTTGCTAAGTGCTAAATCATTTGCTTGTTGTTCACTTCTAAAACCAGCAACTTGTGCTCTAACTGCCACAAGTTCGTTTTCAGCTTCCATTACAGCTTTCTTAAATTCTATATTGTTTTTATCTTTTTGTAATTCTGCTTTTGCTGCTTTTAAAGAAATTTGTGCATTAGATAACATCGCTGCTTCTTGTTGTTCTAAAACAATCGCAAGTTCATCATTTGCTTTTTTTCTGTCTGCTATACTGTTTCGTTCATCATCTCTTATTTGCCTTAATGATTCAGCTTGTAAATCGTATTTTTCAATTAAACCTTGATTTGCTACTGCTGCTAATTCAGCAGATTTTTGAAGTTCAACATTTGCTGCTGCTTGTTTTACAGTTGATTTTGTATATTCAGTTAATGCTTCTACACCTTTTTTAACAGTTTTGCTAATTTTTTCAGTTGAATTATCAACTCCAGTAGCAATATCAACTAATTCTTTTCCAGCTTCTTTAACTGCTTCTAATGCACCTTTAAAATCTCTTGCAAATAGTTTTTTCATTGCTAGCGCTAAAAAACCAAATGCTTCAATAGCTGATTTAACTCTTTCAATAATATTATCTTTTATAGCTGTTGCAAAAGTTTTTAATGATTCTAATGGGTCATCAAAAATTGATTTAAAAAAACTTGTAACAGCTCCAATATTCTTAGATATGTAGGTAAAAAAATCATTAAATGCTATTGCTAAACTTTCAAAAGCTATATTAAAAATGTCTACAACTTTTTGATTCTGCTCAAATAGTTCTTTTAATTTACCTAATGCCAATGCTATTAAAGTAAATACACCAGCAGCTTTTGTTATTGATTTAATTCCATTTCCTAAACCTTTTGCGCCTTTTTTAGCTGCTCCAAAACCTTTACCAAGTAATCCTAATTTTTTAGTTTCTTTGTTAGTGGTTTCTAAACCTTCATTAACTTTTTCTACACCATCAGAAACTTTTTTTAAATCTTTCTCAGCTTTACCAGTTTTGGTAATTATTTCAAATATTTTAGTTATCATTTTTTTAATCTTAAATAGTTAAATACATCTTTAAATGATTCTGGAGCTTTATTAATTCCTAATGCTATGTTTATATGCTTGTCATATAATTTATGCTCTTTACACAGTTCTAATGCTTCTAATATTGTTTTCATTAATTTGGTTCGTTTAATAGTTCAAATGATGTTTCACCAGATTGTAGCTTAGTAGTCATTTTATTAATAGTATATGCTCTTGTTCCTATAATTATTAAATCATCTAAGGTTAACATTAAAAGCACTTTTAAAGGCAATACTGCTTCAAACTTAAATAACCTTGTCCTAGTGTTAAATACTCTAGTTATATAGTTTTGATAATACTTTTGAAATAAACTGTTATTTATACCAGCATAATCTGTTAGTGTATATGTGTTTATTTCACTACCAAAATTTAAATTATGTGTTGGTGGTGTTGTAGAAGTTCCAAGTTCATTACATACACTAGGTACAAAATAACTTGTTAAAGATGCTCTTGTACCAGCTACAGGCAAACTCCCATCAGCTGGTCTTGTAGTGTTTGCAACATAATTTATAGGTGTTGATGAAGAACCAACTGAAATACCGTAAAAAATTAATGGTGCGCTTATAGATGGTTGTAATTCTTCATCTATTGATGTGCCTACTTGTATATCAGTCCTAGAGTTTGTTAAACCTACATTAAATAATCTTTCAAATAGCATTTGAGAAAATGGAAGTTTTATTTGATATATATTTTTTTTACTTACATCAACTCTATAATTTAATTCACCATATTTTTGATTATTTAATAATTCAAATCTTTGTGCTAAAATTGTTTCTGGGTCTTCATATTCAAAATCAACTTCACTAAAAGGAATAACATCAGCTACAGTATTTTTATCTGTTTTAACATATTCTGTTAAATCTTGCGTTTCGCCACCAGCATAAAAATCATCTAAAGTTTTAACTATTATTTCGTTTTGAAAATTAGAAAAAACTGTTAAATTAAATTGTCTAAACAAGCCATTTAAAAAATCTTTTACTTTTAATTTAGGCATTTGTTCAAGTATGTTTATTTTACCCACAGCAGGACTTTGTAAAGTTACTGTTGGTGTAAATGTAGCTGTGAAATTATATACAATATATTGTGGTGGTGTAAAAAAAGTTTCGGTATATTCAACACGCCTATTAATAGTAATTTCAGTTTCAAATTCAATAGCTTGTTCTGAAATTAATCTGCTTATAATATTGTTTAAACCTCTTGGATTTGCTGAAATATCAGTTATTGGTATTCCGTTTGGTCCACCTATAACAAGGGTTAAAGTTTGTGTACCACTTACTGAATTTATTTGTGCTTTAGCTGAATAATTATCAGATGTTAATATTGATAAATTATAAGGAACACCAACATAAGCAGAAGTAGGTGTTATTGTAACTGATATTGTTGTTTCATCTAATGTTGATGGTTTTGTTGCTTCAAATACCCAGCTTCGCCAAGTAAAAATTCCAGTTGATTCTACAAAATAACCCCATGCAGAACCAGTATTAGTTAATTCACTAACATCACCTGTACCATTATATGATTGGCCATCATTTAACCAAGTTCCAGCAATTACCATTTTGCCTTTATCCCTATGCAGCCAAAGATAAAGATTTGTAAATACATTAGAATCAAAAAATTCACCACTTTTAAAAGTTATTCCATACTGCTGTTCAATAGCTTTTAATATTAATTTTATTGTAATAGCTGGTTTTAAATCTTTTGTTAATACTCCTCTTTTGTTATGTTGTGTTGCAGCAGTACTTACATTATATGGATTGTCAAAATCTCCTAAAGAATTAAAAACATATGAACCAGTATGTGTAATTAAAGGAAATATAATTGCATCGTTATAGGTAACACCATCCCTAGTAAAATTTAAACCATTTGTAAGACCTTCTTTTATGTTGTCATTTCCATTAGTTACTTCTTGAAAATCAAAATTACTTAGCCAAGCTAAATCACTTAATTGGTCTTCATTAATTTCGTTCTTAAAAGAAACAGTATCACCAAAAAAAGTAACCTTATACATTGATGGTTTATTGTCTTTCATTACAACTTCATTAAGTTGTATTTTACCTTGCTTAAAATCAAAATGATTTAGTTCTATTTTAGCAGTTGAAAAAACTTGACTATTAAAATTGTTTACATCTGGGTTAAACCAGTATTTAAAAATCTTATTATTTGTTTTAGATGCTGGCAAATTAAAAGTTTTACTATAATCAGTAAATAGTTTTTCAATGTCTTTTACATCTTGTATAACTTGAGTAATAGCAATTAGTTCTTCTTCCATTAAATCAACTCTTACGAAATCCGCTTCTGTATTTGAATTAACTATTTGTGGAGATATGTATAAAATTACTTTTTGCATTTATCTAATATTATTAACTATGCTAAATGATTTATCAAAACTCATTGTGTAATTAATTAGTTTATCATTTAATCCTGTTTTTTTAGTAAATGAGCTTTCTTTTAAATTAACTGGATATATAATGTTTTGATTTCCAAAACCAGTTCCAGAATCCTCAACAAGCCATACATACTCACTAACCATTAATTCTTGAAAACTTGGATTCATTAATTCATTTACAAAACCAGTATTTAAATTTATAGTTTCAGTTCCATTTGAATTAAATGTTTTCTTTACGTGGTCTGTTGTGCTATAAGTGTTAAAAGTATTGTTAACAGTACAATCTTCCTCTATTAATGAATAAGAAACTTTATTAGCATAAAAAATACTTGCGTTAAAATTTTCTCTTGTAGTATTTAAACTTTCTGTTGATTTTTTAAAAAAGAATAGATTTTGTAAAGCACCCCATCTATTTGTAAAAACTATTTTAAAAGGAGAATATTTACATTCATCTATTAACTCAACTTTTATTGTTCTGATAGTTTCATCTCCATAATTAATTTCTATTTCATCAATTTGTTGTGATGCTGTATTAAAAGATAAATATTTAATTTTAAGTTTTGAATCGGTACTATCTGGTGTGTTTACACTTGATATTGTTACTCCATTAAGTTTATATGTAACTGAATTTACATTTTCAACATTAACTGGCAAATAAAGTAAATCATTTTTATTATGTTGTATGTAATTTGATGTTATTAAAGCGTTTTGTTGTGTTGTATAATTAACGCCTTCCTTAAACGTATTGTAACCCTCTTGAGCTAAATAAACTGTTGATGTTGCTGCACCTATAATAGCTCCTGTTGATGTTCTTGCAGATGTTTGAACAGTAACCCAAACAGATTGATTTTCTGCAGATACATTATATCCTGAAGTTGTATTGTTATTAAATTTTTGTTCAATAAAATCATTTACAATTTCGCTAATATCAAATGAAACTGAGTTCTCTGCTCCTATTGGTTTTTTATTTAAAGTAAAACTTCCTAATGATGTAGGGCAGCTAGTTTCACCAACAATGCCTTGTTTTATAGTTATTACTATTGAAAAATAACTTAATGTTGCATCTGTTTCTTCTGGTGTTCTTATAAAGTAAGGGCTTCTTGTTCTTATTATTGTACTCATTCTATTTCTAAATTATCGTTTAAAAAACCATCTAACATATCATCTTCAAATAATGGTAATGCTTCTTCAAATGGTTTTGTGAAAAACATACTTGCTCTAATTCCTTTTCTAAATATACTGTTTGCTATTATAAAATTTAATGATTTTCTTTTAATGAATTTACCTTTACTATCTCTTGGTGCTATTCCAGATTTAACACTCCACTTATCAAACACAGAACTTGGTGGTCTTTTATTAGTGTACTTAAATGGACTTGCTGAACTTTCTGGATATGTAGATTTAGAACCTTTTACTCCTTTATCTAAAAATTCTCCATACTTTTCACTAAGAAAAGAAACCTTATTATCTTTTATTGTATATTCAATACTTTTGGATAATGCACCAGATTTATTGTGTGAACCATACTTGCCACCTTTTTCAAGATTTTCTCTTGATTTTTTAACAACAAACTTTGCATATTTTTCTAATGCTTTTCTAAATTCACTCATTAGCAGTAAGTCATTTCATCTTTAGTACCAGCATCAAAAGTAACCGCCCAGCCGCAAAGCATATTGTCGAATCTTTCTGTAAATGGTTCGCAACTTGCTGTATTAATTAATTCAAATTTATCTCTATATAAATCACTCTTTTGCAATACCCTCATAACTCTTGTAGCTAATGCTAACTGAGTGTTTAATATATCTTGTCTATTGTCATTACCCCTATATAAATCTGTAACTTGTTCGTTACTAATATCCACTAAGTCCATAAAAAATATAGTCATATTAAAAGTTACATAGTTGTTATTAATTGTAGCATTATTTATCATTACGTGTGATAATGGAAATAAACTTTGTTTTTTTAAATCTATATCTGCTATATCTCCAAATGTAATTTCGTGGTTAAAAGGTTCTGCTGTAACAACTTCTTTTATTTTATCTATTATATTATAAAAACTATTCATATTGCTTTCATATAAGTTGGTGTATGTTCTCCTAAATCTTGTTCAACAAATTCTTCTAAATTATCTATTGCATAATCAAAATCTAAATTTTCTTTTTGTATTAATATATCTAAACAAATCCAGTAGTCATATATAGCTTTTATTGGCTTTCTTACTGTAACACCTAAAAATGCTTCTTCAAATCCATCTACCAGAATTATATGATTATTTTCATTTAATAAATCACGTTCTGTAAGTTCTTCTAGTATATCATCTTTTGTCATCTTCTATTTGCTTTTAATATATGTTGTTCTAATTGGTATTTATCTTTTTCAAAGGCCAAGTGCATTAAACAGGTATGGAGTTTTGTTTTGGTGATTTCATCGTATTTGAGAATGTTTCCATTAGTGAGGCCATAGATGGATTGATACCAACCCCATTTTGAAGAGAATCCCGCAGATGCTGTGGTAGCTCTACCTCCTGCTGAGTCGCTAAATAATTCAGTATATGATTCTGTAATTCGTTCCTTAAATTGTAAAAAAAAACAAGCGAACCAAAAACTATATCTAATGTTGTGTTTGTCATATCGTATTTATCAGAGCTTTCATAATCCTCAACTAAATACTTTTCTTTTTTACTAAATGTAATTGGTCTAAATAAAACACCTATTGCTTTGTGCATTAATTCCCAATCTGCAAGGTATGTATCTAAATCAACATATTCCCCAAAAGTCATATCATCCAGTTTAGGTATGAATCCAAACTCTTTATTATCTAAAGTAAATCTATTAATGAATTTAGGTTCTTGTTGAAATAGTTTTGTAATGTCTTCACATATTTGGTTTATGTCAGTAGCTTTAATTTGTAAAACACTTTTAAGTGGTATATTACAAAAAATCTCAATCATCTTTTGCTGCAAGAAATTATCCATTTCTTTACCATCTGATATTTTTAGCCACTTTTGGTATTGCTTTAAAGTAACTTCATTTAATGCTTCTGGAATATTAATTGTGATATTCATATACTATAAACGGTTTAATTAGTGAATCGTTATATACAAATATAAAAAAAAGTAGGTAACGCTCTTTTGCCGACTACCTACTTTTACCCAAAACATATACTTAGTGCGTAAATTTTTATACATTAAGTTTATAATCAAATATAATAAAAAAAAGCTACCTTTTACAGTAGCTCTTAAATTTCTGAGGACTTACGCTAACATACATCGGCTGCCTCTTATATATCTTATCTTTTCTTATCTTATCTAAATGCTTGAGGGTGGCTTAAGCACCGCTTCAATAAATGTGATATTCACCTAAACTTGGATTCTGTAATTGATAGCTAACTGCATACCTCAACGCATCAATAGCGTGATTAAAATTATCTACTGGTGTTTGTGATTTCTTCTCTAACCAACAATAGTTATTTAACTCTTTAATTAATTCTGTACTATCTTCAGTAATTACTAAATCATAATCTTGTAATAAACTAATACCAAATGTTATTGAACCTTGACCTTTAATTGCTGGTACTACATTACAATCTCTGCTTAGCTCTGTGATTAATCTTGGTTCTGCTGAATCACCTACTATTAAATTATCTGCTGCAAACTTCTTGTTAAGTTGTAATATCTCACTTGTAGTTAATTTAGTTTGGTAGAAACATAGTTGTATATAGATAACTTTATTTTCTTTATCTATACTTGTTTTAACTAATGTTGAGGGGTCATTGCTAAATCCATAATCTTGGCCATAAACAACTTTACCTACTTGTTTAAATTCTCCAATGCTCCAATCAGTAAATATAACACCTTCTGCTTTATCTAACCAACTACCTTCTATTGTATGCTTGTATCTATTAGGCCTTCTAACCTTCATTGTTTCAATCTGCTTAATATAGCTTTCTGAAAGGTTATCTATATTATCTAAATATGTAGTATGTATATAGGTAGTATCTTCTTTAGTTATGTTACTACCAGCAGAAACACCTCTATCTTCAAACCAACGCTTATAAATGAAATGTTCTTTGGTTGTTGGATTCAATATTAATATAACTCGATTCTCTTGTATTTTATTTCTTACAGTTAAATCAATCTTATCAAATATATCTTCATCATTTAATTCTTCTGCTTCATCCATTACCCAAGTAGTAATGCCTTGTAAAGATTTAAGATTTGCTGTTTGGTCGCCTGAGCTTGTTTTAATACCTCTAAATATTATCTTGCTACCATTGCCTTTATTAATTATCTCATCTTTTGTTATTTTGAATTGGTCAATAACTCCAAGCAGTTCTAACTTTTCTATAAACTCAGGTATGATTGAAATACCAGCAGCCCTCAACGTATATCTTGTAAATAATATTGTATGTCCAGCTTGATAGGTTAATAGTAATAGTACTGAGTTAACAGCAAATGATTTGCCTGAACCTCGACCACCAGTTACAATAAAGTACCTAGCAAATGATTCATCTAATACTAAATACTTTTTATTGAGCTTTAATCCGTGCAATGATATTTCTGAAATCGTGGTTTACTTCTTCTGTAGTATTTAAATCAACAGTATCTTTTAAGTTACCATACAAATTATTATATATAGCGTTAAAAGCATTTACATCACCTTTATCAATAGCTTTATTAACTAATGCCTCAACCATTAAATACTCTTTACTTTGCCATTCTGCTTTACCATCTACATCAACTTTCTTAACCATTAAGCTAAGTATCTCTTTGATAATTGTGCTTCTATTCTTTGCACCTTTTGGTTTGCCTTTTGGATTTCCTGATTTACCTTTTGTCCATTGGTGTTTTACTATATCTTCTTTTGACATCTTCTGTTGTATTTGTGCTGTATTTATTTAAAAACATTAATAGTTTCTTTTCAATTATTTTTATTTTCTCTTTCGTATTCATATTCATTAAATAACCTTTTCATTGTTTCTACTAATCCCCTAACACAACTACCACAGCTTGATGTTTCTTTATTAGTTTTAAATACTCTATTATGTATTTTAATTAGTTCTTTTTGTTCTATGCTATTAACTACGTTTTTATTAATACTAAAGAATCCTTTTAAATAGATATATTCATCTTCATTTAAACATTCTATATTTTTATAAGGAAACATTTTATTTAACTTTTCTTTTCTTGTATCGCATCCACAATCTTTTCCAAGTTTATCAAATATCCAATCAGTAGCTTGTTTAATTCCTGTGGCTTTTGTAATCTTTTCTACTGTATCTCCAAGACCTTTACTTTTCATTAATCTTTTTTTTTATTTGCTTAATACAATTATTTATAGTTCTCCACACTACAACGTGTGATATATTAGTTGCTGCGGATAATTTTCTTATACTGTGAAACTTTTTTCTATATAGATTAAATAGCTTTTTATCAAACCAATAAAATTCATTAACAATATCATCTACCATTTGTTCTATATCAACATAGGGTTCTGTATCTGCTTTTATTATGTTTTTAAGGTCTTTATTTATTATAATATCTTTATCATTTTTAATTGTATCAATAAAAATATTTCGCATCATCTTATATATAAACGCTTTATTTAAAGAATCGTTATACAGTATGTCTTTAATTTTTACTTTACCACTATCTATTTTGCTATGTAAAGCAATATAAAAGTCGTGTAATAAATCTTTTGATGGTATCTTACTATTTTTGCTTATTTCTTCAGCCATAGATAGCCAAACCTTTTCATCTCTTACCAAGATGTGTAATATATTATTTACTTCTGTATTCATCTAATTCAAGCAATAAATTAACAAAGTCATCATATTGTAAAGCAATGTAATCTTTTTCAAAGTTTTTAGTAAATACAACTACTGGTGTTTTTAAAGTTCCCCTTGCATCTCCTTCGCTTTGTTCTAATGCTTTCCAGATGTTTAATTTTTCTTGATTTTTACATTCCCAGCTATATTCAGATAGTATTCCACTTGTAGTTAAAATATCACCTTTAAAGCTGAGACCGCCTGAATTGGGCGTCCTTTTTATATCTGTTTTAAAAAGTTTAGCTAAATTTTTAGCGATTTTTAGCTCGAACCTTTTGCCTTTTTGATTTGCATTTAAACTCATAATTTTTGAAAATGTTTTCTTATTATTGCTCCTAGTTCTGCATTGTTAGGATATAACCTACACAAAAAAGCAATGCTATATTCAATAGGAGTATCAGGACTAACATAATAGTTGTCCTTTGTTTGTCTATACTCATTTATATTTCTTTTTTTATTCTTCAATATATTTTATATATATGTTTGTCAATAAACATCCACACAAAAAAACTATAATATGCGAGATAAAAAGCCAAGTAATTATTTCAGTCATTGTTTAAATGTATTAAATTTTTTCTTAAGTTCAGCAGTTTCTTTATATGCTTTTACATTTTGTATAGTTAATAAAGTTTGTTTTTTATTTATTTCATCTAACATTAACCTTAACTCAATAATACATTTTAAACTATCTTGCAACGTTTCTACCGCATCTAATTTACTTTGTGTTACTCTACCAGCTTTTAAACCTTCTTGTGCCTTTAAAAGCAATATTTCTAATTTGTTCTTTGTTATTGTATAATCTAAATCTGTCATTGTTTTAAATCTTCTGAGTATAATAATTCATCACCTAATTGTTTATCTAGCGTTTTAATAGTTCTGTATATTTCTATACTTCTTCTTTTAACTTCATCTTTTTCTCCTTTAGTTGAATCTGTACCTAAATGCGCATATAATGAGCAATCTATTCTTAATAATTCATCTATTTTTTGTTTATCAGTCCAACTTGTAAACTGCATAAACTTTTCTATGTCTTTGTATGTGTATCTCATTTTTTTTGTTTTAATACGTTATTACCACCAATAGTAAATCCTAATCCACTATTATAATCAAATCTTAGTGGCTCTCCTAGCATTGTAGGTTTGCCACCAGTTTCTTTATCTTTAATTTTATATACGTGTACTTCAGTCATCATCCAAAGTTTATCGTGTGAAATTAACCTATGTAAACAAATAAAATTATCTACTCTATTTGGAAACACTTGTCCACCTTCACAATCTGCTTTTCTTGGTGGTTGTATATGTCCGTTTAATTGATGGTCTGGTGGATATACACGCCTTGCAGCTTCAGTTTGTGGATGCATTGCAATAAACATTGTTTTGCCTGTTTTATTACAAAACTCTCTAACATCATTACAAACTTGATAATTACGTTCAAATTGTGAAATTCTTCTATCGTGGTTAATACCAGTATAAGGGTCAATAAAACATCCATCACAATCTTCTGCTTCAAATATCTTTAATAGTTCTTTATGGTTGTAAAGTTTTCTATTATCAATAAATTTAAAATACTTACTAATTTCATCGTGGTAAAATAAATATTCGTTTAAATCTTTAATTGTTTCACCTGTCCACATTTGTATTATATCACGCTTTAATTGTCCAGCATTATTTTCTCCTGACCAGATGCACCACTTCTTTCCGTGTATTTTACTTAGTGCAGTTAAATACCATAATATAAAATTAGTTTTACCAACATTATCTAAACCAAGAAACATATTAAAGTTGCCATTCTTATAAAGAAAGTAATCATCTAATAAACAACCAATACCAATACCTTTTTTAATTCTACCTTCTTTAAATGCTTTTAAATATGGTACTGTAGCTTTATCTTCTAAAATCATTGGTCAAGAAGTTTTTGCACTTCATCATTTACTTTTAATAAATTATCATTTGCGTAATTATCTTTTCTTATCTTATCTTTTCTTAATGCTTTAGCCCTGCTTAAGCCCCCCTTCTTTCCGTTGCTTACATTTCGCTTGTGTTCTACTAAGCGTTGCTGGTGTTGTTCATCTAGCCATTTAATACTAATAGTTTCTTCTTCTATCTTAAATAACTCAGCATCTACTAAAGCACTCCATTGTTTAGGTATTAATGTTTTTATTTGATTTCTTGAAACTTTACATTCTTTGCTCCAATAGTAGCAGCAAACTTTGATAAATGCACCTTGAACATCTAAGTCCATAAATGATATACTGCCTGTAATCCATTGGTTAGGATAAAATTTAAAATATGGTAATTCTTTCATAATTATATAGTTATTTTTTTAAAATGTTTTATATTAAAAATTGTTCTTGGTTTTTTGCCTTTTGTTTTAAAAACATCTTCACCTTGTTTATTTTGTTTTACTAAATAAAGTAAATTTTGATAATATATACATTTTTCTTCTAAATCATAAACTATAAAAACTGGTATAACATCAGTATCATTGTAAAATTCAATTCTTTTATCTATTTGCCATTGTGGTAATCCGTGTCCATCAAAAGGAGGTGATTTAAATATTTCTTGTGTTTTAATTTCTCCACAATGCCATTTATCATTCTCCTTAAACATTATATCAACTTGCATATAAGAAACACCAATTTTACTAAAATAATCTCTAATTTTTTCTTCACCTTCTAAACCTATTTTAATTTGCTCTATATTATCTTCAAACCAGCTCATATTCTTTTTTTAATTAATTCATAATAATTTTTTTCAATTTCAATACCAGTTGCAAACCTATTAGTTTGTTTACAAGCAAGTAAAGTACTACCACCACCAGCAAAAGGTTCTAATATGTTGTCATTTTCCTTACTACTTTTTTTAATTAAATACTGTAAAATATCTTGTGGTTTTTCTGTTGGGTGTATGTTTTTACTTGGTTCAATTCTTTTATAATTTAAAACATCTCTGTCTCTTGTTCCGTTTAAATCTTTCCATTTTTTATTATATCCAAAATATATTATATCATAACTATTGCCATAAGTTTTTAAATCACCCATTCCAATAATTTGTCTATCCCATATCAAAACATTTTTAATATTTAAATATTTTTCTATAATTGGTTTTATTTCATTAATGTAATTTATGTTTCCGAATAAATAAAAATGTGCATCATCTTTTAGTAAAGGCACACTTAATTTTAGAACATCATCAAATAATTTTACTGTATCTTCAATTTTATCATTTTTAATTTTGTTTTTATTGTTCCAACCACTTTTAAAGTCCATACCATAAGGAGGGTCGCTTAATAATAAATCAAAACTTTTTTCTTTTAAATCCTTTAATACAACTCTACTATCTCCTAAAATTATTTTTTGATTTGTGTTAATATTTATTATAGGTTTTTCAAACTCTAACTTTTTTGTTTTAAAGTTCTCTTTCTTTTCCTCTTTCTTTATTTCTTTATAAGCAGCATTAATACTTACTTCACCTGTTGCAAGTTTTGCTTTTATTTCTTCTGGTGCTTTCTCTTGTATCTTTTTTACTTTAGCTATTGTATCTTTTCCAACACTTGCAACCTTTCCTATTTTTTCTATTGTTCTACCCTGTTCTGATATAAGTACAGGGTTACCACTTAACATTCTTTCTTTTGCCTGTGCTTTAAAAACTTCTTCTAATTGTAATCCTAAAACACTTCTTTGGTAATTACTTAAATTTCTTCTACCAAATTGATTAAGTATCATCCATTCTTTAACTGCTTCTTCACTACTAAAATTTTTACTTTTAGTTTCAAACTCTAAGTTCCATTGTTTTGCAATGTTGTATCTATTGTGGCCATCAATTATATAATTATTCCATAATATTATCTTTTCTCTAACACCTTCTTCTAAACAATTATCTTCAAGTTGTTTATACTCTTCAGTAGTTAGTGGTGGTATTAATTTTTTAAATTCTTCTTTTATTTCAATTTGTTTCATAATATGCTTTATTTTTTTGTTCATACTTATAATAAGCTAATAATTCTTCTTTGTTAAGTGATTCTTCTGTATATAGTTTATCAAAGGTGAAGGACACGTTTTTAATGTCCTCCACTTCTTTTTTTGGTTGTATATAATCAAAGTATTTAAAATTTTTCTTTTGTATTTTATACGCTTGTACTAAAGAAATGTATTT